TGCGGCGTTGCCTTGCTGAACTATCGAGTCGTAGTCATCGTGATCGAATCGAATTACTCGGGCATTTGGAGAGGTGTGTTCTGAGCTTTCAAGTTGTCGAATCGAGGTAATTACGCCTGGATTACCTGAGATAAATGCTAGAGCTCGTGCATCGGATTCAGACGCAGCGTGGACAGTAAGAAGAACATCGCCAACTCGAATCTCGAATCGTATAAAAGCTGCATGTGCCATTGATTTGTCCTATCCCGGGGTTCCCGGTTGCGCCGGTACTGCGCCCATCGCTTGAAGTAACTGTATCAGCCTTTGAGCAAGTTCCTGTGCGCCCATCTGTTGTAGCGCCTGAACAAGTTGTCCGATTACATCTTCGGGCGGTGTCGTCCCGCCGTCAATCATCGCAACGAACGGCCCGAGTATTTGTTCGAGGTCGGCCTCTTGTGCGCCACCTTGCATAAGAACCTGTGCGATTTCATCAAGAAGCGCGGCTAATTCTGCCATCCCCTGTTGGTCGCCTCCACCACCAGTGGGCGTTGCTTCGCCGCTGGGCGTTGCCTCACCGCCTCGATCCGCTGGATCTCTCTCAGGTTCAGGCCGAGGAAGTGCGCCCTGCTCGACACCGTACTGAAGCACAATCTGTGCGCCCTCGGAGTCACCAGCTTCTAGCAGAGCATTAGCAAGCCCTGTGATTTGGATTGGCGGTAATCGTTCTGCTTTTTCTCGAACAACTTTATCGTGCTCTGCGGCCGGGTTACGCAGTTTCAAGATATCTTCACGAGCTGTCTCGTAGGACAAGAGAGCTTCGCCACCTTGCGGTTCAAGTGTTGCAAGTTGCGCTCGTTGCATTTCCTCGGCTTCATCACGCGGCAATCTGGGTTCTACCCGGACGTCAAAGAACCACTCGGCATCCAACTTTTGCGGGGTAGTCGTGATCCTGAAGAACTTGCCTTGATCGTTAAATCCAGCGAGCTTCATCTGTTTTTTGCCAGCCTTCGCCTTTGTTTGGAGGACTAACTCGCGGCAGAGCCAGGTGTAAATTCGGGCCAATCCCTCTGTACGAGGTGAGTAGACCGATCGGGTCTGATCGATACGGACGGCCAGAGCGATACCGGATTCAGGTGCGTTCGTTCCGCCGTGCGAAATCGGTTGTGGGAGGGTGGCCTCAAGTCGGCCGCGCTCGATGATATCGATAGTTGCCGCACTCTCTGGTGGTGCGTGCGGAAGTTCTATCGGCGCCAAACTCTCGCCGGTCTTGAGGCGGATTACTTTGAACTCGCCATAGGGATCCTCAATCGTTTTGGTTCCCTCGGCTGTCGTATAGACCAGGCCAGCGTCTCGGGCGCGCCGAGCGATGTCCATGATGAACGACACCTCTTCGTTGTGTGACCCGATCGTGTGACGCCATGCGGCAAGTATTGATTCGCCACGATGCTTGATCGTATTCCCAGTGGTATTCGCCACACTGGTATTTTGTTCAAGAATGGTTGGCATCGATCCGACCGGAACGATAGCGGCAGGTACATGGTCAAGACCATGCTTGACGTTTTCCTTGAGAAAATTTCCGCCGACAATAATCGAGTTGCCTTCTCGGTCCCAGAAGTCGATCGCGATAGCACCGTTCTTATCAACAGAGTTAGCGATCTCTTCGCCATATTCCGTGAATACCTGTGCGCGCGTAAGCCATCGTTTGTTTGCCGCCCAGATCAAGCCGTCGGAACCACTCTCCCAGGTCATGTGCATGGGATCCCACATCGCACAATCGAATTTCACATTTTTCTCGCCGTCTGGAATGTGAACAATCAGACGTAGGCCCATCCAACCACGGACGTTTTCGTGCCATGCGAGCCCCTCACGAAGAGGTGGTTCCTGCATATTGACCAGTTGTTGATCGATTGCGTGCAGGGCGCCGAAGATGAACAGTTCACCGTCTGAGGCAGCATCCTTATCTGAATCAGAGGCATCTTCGGGCAGTTTGATCGCAATTCGGATAAGCGCCCGGTTCGTACCATCTAGTATCTTGCGATGGAAGTTCCCAGGTGCAGGGTCTATGTATTCGTGGTAGTCGTCGCCCTTTACCGTGAACCCTGATATTTCATTATGGATGTAATCAAAATCATCCTCCATCTGCGACCGCGTGTCTTTGAGGATGGTTTCTTGATCGTTAATCGCCTTTTCAATCTCGGCGATGGTATTAAACAGGGGCATTAACGATGTCTCCGTCGTAATCGTCGGGCTATTCGCACATCGTCAACCTGATTGGATCGGCTTCTCGGCGTGATGATATCAACTTGTGCTTTCTGCGCGTCCCACGCTCGATCTCGACTATTCCATGCCAAGCCTACCGCAGTCGGGTAGTCGTCGTGAGATCCCTCAAGTGCCTCAATCCTACCTCCCTTGTTCGGGTTTCGGATCAAATCTCCAAACTGATTAAGTCCATCCTCGTTTGGAATCGTAATGTGTCGAGTCTTTGTTGCTTCCATCAGATCGCCCCACATTATCGTTCGGGTTGGATTCGTAGCGTGCCAACCAACCTGATCTTTGCCTCGCTCCCAGAGTCGGGGATATTCAAGCGTCTGAGCCATACGGATTGTAAGGATGCCCCATTCGTTATCTTCAATCGTCCAGATTGGAGATTCGTACCGTTTGAGCATCTTCACGCTTTGAGCTGCAAGTTCTTCCGGTGATATCGTGCGATTCAGAATATCGGCAACTACCATCCCAGTAATCACGTTTACGATAGCGGTTACTGACCAGTCGTGACCTGTACCTAATCCGTGTGCTGTGTCGGTGCCGGCAGAATATCGGCCACCGATCTGTGGTAACTGGTAGTAGTTAATAATTCCATCTGTCTCGATCGGTGTTCTTAGATCCTCACGCATCGATTCAAGAATATCTGGATCAAATGCTGCCAGAGCTCGTGATGGCCGCAACGCTTCTGCTTCTGTACGCGGGTATGCGGACTCCATGTAGAGATCGGCCGACATTTCAGCCGTATCGGAAGTCTCACTACGAACTCGGTCGTACCATGCCTGATCTCGGGATGGTCGTACATCCCATCCGTAGAACCGCTTGGTAAAGCCATTCTCGGGTGCGGCCCGGTAGTTGGCTTTGAAGAGCGTGACGGCTTTGCGTTTGTTGACCGTAGAACACTGGATAAGTTGACCGCCAGCGTCCAGGGTCGGCTTCAGAGCTTCCGTATTCGCCTCTGCATTGTCGTGGAAGTCGGCCTCGTCCTGAATCGCTAGAGTAGCTGTCTCGCCACGTCCTGCGTCCTCTGTCGAGGGAAAAGCCATGATCCGAGATCCGTTGGCGAACTCGAAGAGCTTGACGTTGACCCGGTTGGTCTTACTGACGATGCCTTTCAGATGTTTCGGCAAGTATTGGTGGATAGTCTTGCACTTTTGGAGTAACGCTCCGGCCTCAAGTTCTCCTTGTGAGAACAACAGAACGACGGCGCCATCGTGATATGCGGCCGTCCAGTACGCATAGGAAGCAAGTAACCAGGAGAACCCGATCTGTCGGGACTTGAGAACAGTAATCAAGCGATCGGCACCGAATACGGCAACCGCATCCATCAAGTGTTCCCACTTCGCAAACTTAATCAGACCACCACCCGGCGGCGGCTCTAGGATCTGAACGTAATCGAGGAAGTGCTCGAACGAATCTTGCGATATCTGCCGTTCAAGTTTGGGGATCGTGACAACTTGATCGTCGGCTATGGTCGTCATTACAGGGTGGGAACGGCGCCGTATAAGGTGGCCTTACAGCCTATGGTCGGGCAGAGTGCTTTGGGTCGATCATCCTCGTCTAAATCTGACGGACTGATAACCATTCCTTTTTGTCCACACCATCCACAATTCGACACAAAAGTGCCGAGTAATGGCATAACAGAATCGCGAAGAGCCTTCTGGTCGGCCTCTGCTCTATCAGATAGCGACTCAGGCTCGCCCTCGTACTCCTTGATCGCAGCGTCCAGCGCACCGATCGGGCAAGTGTAGTGATCGCCGTAACGCGTCGCACCCTCGAAGTGGCCGAAGAGCTGTCCCTGAGACGCCTGGCAATCGGCACAACGGATCTCGCCGGTTGTGCCGAGTTGAGTGAGTTTACGGGAGACAACGAGCTTTGCGGCCTCAATGACAGAACCGATGTCGATAGCAGGTTCCGCAGGTTCCACAAGGTGGAAAGTCGTCATTGGATCTCCTTTTTCCTTGCCGCAGCCAGCAAACTCACTCTATCACGAGCGCCTTTTTACGCGAGAAAGCGGCCCTTTAACGCCGATCGTCCTGCACCGGATTACAGCTACAAGCCGCTTTCTCTACCCAGAGGGGGGCCAAATAAAGTACCAGACTATCACCATACCCCCCCCTGCACAGATCGACGGCGGCGGAGCATACTAGAACTCTCTCCATATACCCCCCCCGCGCAGCTGGCTTTGCCGTCTGGGACGATTCCCACTCCCGACGGTGCCGCGTGTCTCAAGTGGTAGGTCGCCCAGCGTTCAGACGCGGCCAATAAATAACGCTCGGGTCGGTGCTACGGCTAACCACGCCCAAACTATCAACTAACGAGGCTTAGGATACGGCTTCGGACGTGGCTTCTTCTTCAAATACATCGGAATCCCCCTTCCCACATAAAACACAATCAATACGCCGAACACGCTGCTGCTTCTTACTTTGCATCCCCGGATAATGACCCTCACAAACCCCAAAACACCCACAAACATGACAAATCTCTCGCGTAGGACGCCAACCACAAAAACAACCAAGCTCACCCTCAATATCTACACGTAAAGTAAAACCCGTATGGCAACGGGGACACAAATCCAAATTTACCATCACGATTTTTCTACCCACTAAATCCCCATTTTGTAGTCCGCATCATCCCTCGGTCCTAGTACCTACCCCACCGCCGCCGCTCCCCCCGCGGGCACCCCCCCTCGCGCACGCTCCTTTATCCCGCCGCCGATCGCTCGCTTCCATCGCTCACCTCGGCGGGATCGCTCACCACCGCGGCCACGTCTACCACCGCCCCCCCTGATGCGTCGCCCCGTAGCAGCGCCAACGCCGCGGCCAACTGTGGGACCGTCAACGACCGCACCGCTGCGGTATCGGGTACATCATCCGCGGCGCGGTCATCGCGGTCCGACCATAGCCCCAGCCGCCGGCCTAGCAGATCGAGCGCCCTTATACGGTCGCTATGCCGCGATGCCTCGCCGACTGATTCGACGAGCTTCGCAACGATCCACCCCTCGGTCGCCTCATTAGCCTCGCGTCGCGCTGCCTCTGCCTCGGTGAGGGCGTCGGTAAAGCGATCAGACGCGACCAGCCGCGCCGCGTTGGTGTGAACACTCCGCCGCTTGCCCTGATCCCCGTATCCCGCGGCGTATGCGTCGCTTTGGGATAGGCCGCGGAGTAGGCCGTCGAGGGTTGCGCGTTGGCGTAGTGGTAGGGCGTCGCGCTTTGGCGTGTTTGTCATGGGTTCAGGTTATCACGGCCTGAATTTACGATTAGCTTGACCGCCCGAAAGCCTATGTGTTACGCTCGTTCGAGCGGTTGACCTACCGACCGCAACACAACCTACGGAGGGATCTAATGATCCAAACTCAACGCATCGGCCAGTCGAAAGGCAAGCGACGCGTAACGCTTTGGAACCGTGCGCTAAACGATGCCGGCTTTCCCGCAGGAACTCGCATCGCAATCATCGCCGATCCTGTCGCGCACGATCTTACGATATTGCCAGACCTGGACGGTTTGCGCCGCGTGTCCGCGGTCAAGAATCACGGGAACGACTTGCCCGTTATCGACTTGAAAGAAACCGGGAAACTGGACTTGTCTCACTTGGGCGACATTGGCGGGAACGTTACCGTTTCCATCCAGCCCGGGATTATCACCATTACCCGAAAGGTTAATTAGATATGACAACCGCAACGACCGAACACCGCGTATATATCGCGAGTCTCGCGGACTATAACGCGGGCCGCTTGCATGGCCGATGGATTGACGCCACGCTAGGCGCGGAACACATCCAGACCGAAACCGCCGCCATGCTTGCCGAGTCCCGCGAACCGTTCGCCGAGGAATGGGCAATTCACGACTATGAGGGATTCGAGGGGTGGAAGCTCGGCGAGTGGGAATCATTCGACACCGTGGCCGAAGTCGCCGAAGCGATGGAAGCCGCCGACGATCCCGCCGCGGTGGGCGCATGGATCGCGAACCAACCGGAATACAACGTTCAGAACCTTGACGGATTCGCGGACGAGTACCGCGGGGAATGGTCGAGCGGCGCGGAGTACGCCGAGCAGTTTTACGAGGAAACGGTAGGCGCGGAAGCGCTGGGACCGCTGGCCCTGTACATCGATTGGGCGCACGTATGGCGCGATAAGTTCGAGTACGCCAACACATGGAGCGCGAACAGCGCCGGCGGTATCTACGTTTTCGAGGGATCCTAGATCCCCCAACGCTTGACCGCTGCCGCGGGTCGCAACCTGTAACGGGTTGCCTCCCGCATCGGCGAACCTAGCCGAATCACAACCTACCGGAGATTGACCATGCTGCTACCGAAATGCACACAGCCC